GACGTGTTAACCGGGCGACCAACATTGATCTTGTACTCGGAATTAACCGATTGAAGGTCACCGTACCACTTGGCGGTCTTGAGCTCGCGGACCACATCCCAATCAAGAGCCGCAGCCGAAGCAACGGACGTCGCAACGACGACGAGCATCTGGACGCGCACATCCCTCTTGAGGAGGCCGCACTCGACCTTGATCTTGAGCGAGACGAGCTCGAACTTCGAAGGGAGAGCGGGCGTGAACCTGCTGAACTGAGAGAGGGTCGAGGCGCCAGAGAACGGCAAGACACACTTCTTGTCGGTGAACCATGCCACGGGCTGAACGATCAGGGACAGATGATCAACATTCTCGCGAGGACCTGGAGACGTAGACCAGAAGGCAGCCGAAGTGTTAACCTTGGCCGGTTGGGAACCGGAACCGGAAGACTTGGGGTTTCGACCTCCGGCAGCCTTCTGCGCTGCGGATCGAGCCGCGTTCGACGCGTAAGCCTTACCTGCATAGGGGAACCATTTGCCTGCTTTCTTGAGAGCGGCAGTCTGCTTCTGAGAGAGATTTGCGATAACTGGAGCCATGAGAATATTGTTGTAGAAGAAGGATATAAGGATGAGGGAAGTAACAATGAAACCTTCCTAAAGTCGGTGAGTTCGGCGACAGACTCACATCCTATCCTAATACATCAATACACTCCCAACAAGTAACCATCCTCACTCATATAATGAATGTTGATGGGTACCTCCTGAGCTACCGAAACAAACTGCTCAAAGTTACAATGAGACAATGACTCTATCATATCAAACCAATGCTCAGCAGTGCTAATCTCGACATTATAGGTGAGAGCATTCAACCTGATAATATCAGCGAAAGCGACATCGACCTTTAGCTTCTCACACCAATCCCGCAAGGAAACCTGAACTTGATAAAAGTGAGCGGCCGTCCTGATCGACATAGCCATGAGCTTGAACAGCTTCCTCCTGATGTTTGGGGCCAGAATACCGTCCGCCTGCACAAATCCGCAGAAGGCTGCGACATCGCTTTCCGAAACCGTCAAGGCGTAACCGCAGAACTGATTGATTTCGGCCATACGCTCTGGAAGAAGACTAGGTTCGATGGCGAAAAGATTCAAGTCGTCACCCTGAGTGAAGATGGCAGCGTCAGACTTGTAGTCCATCACGTACAAAACGATAGCGGTCTGCAGAAAGCTGTTGTTCTTCAAAGTCCAAGGCATCCCCGACGGCATGACCCATTCCAAATGAGCTGTGAACTGCTCACCCTTCAAGGTGTAAGATCTGATCATGTCGTAATACATAGTGAGGAAATCCTTATTGAACCCAAGAAGACAGTCGAATTGATACATTATGCCATGGGTGAAACTGTTCTGCATGGAATCCATAGCGACGGCGTCAAATGTGACATTGGTAGTCCCGGGGATCTTCGAACATGCTGCTGTGTACTTGCGAGCAGCTTGTTCAACAGAGATACCGTTATTCCACACCACGTTGTCCCTCAAGC